CAGTTTAAAATTAGAAATTTTAGAGCCTGACAGAATATATACTCCAAACAATATGATTTCAGATAAAAGTGTAGTCGAAGGTGTGAAAATAGATAAAAATGGAAGAATCGAAGGCTATTATGTTTCATCTGAACATCCATTAGATGCAACCGGGGGAGTAAGTGAGAAACTTATAAAAGTTTATGGAAGTGAAAATCAAAAAAATATAATACATCTACTTTTTACAGAAAGACCTGAACAAGTAAGAGGAATTCCAATATTATCTCCAGTTATTGAGAATTTAAAACAGCTTGGAAATTATACTGAAGCTGAACTAATGGCAGCAGTTATAAGCGGAATGTATGCAATTTTTATTGAAAGCGAAGCCGAAAATTCGAGCGGTGCTGATGTAGGCGAACTCGAAGCAGTCGAAAATGATTCGCTGGTAGATTCGGAAGATGAAACTACTATAGAACTTGCACCAGGAATGATTATGGGGCTTAATCCAGGAGAAAAAGCAAAAGCTACCAATCCAGGAAGACCTAATGCTCAATTTGATCCGTTTGTGACAAGTATTTTAAGACAAATAGGAAGTGCCCTAGAAGTTCCATATGAACTTTTGATTAAGCATTTTACGGCAAGTTATTCAGCAAGCCGTGCGGCACTTTTGGAAGCTTGGAAAATGTTTAGAAAGAGACGAGAGTGGTTTTCTGAGAACTTCACTCAACCAATTTATGAAGAATGGCTAAATGAAGCGTATTTATTGGGGAGAGTGGAACTTAAAAATTATGGAACTGATTTTCTTATAGATAAAGCTTGGTGCGGTTCACAATGGAACGGACCTTCACAAGGACAAATTGACCCATTAAAAGAGGCTAATGCTGCTGTTATAAGAATTAATAATGGATTATCAACTAGAACTAGAGAAACAGCGGAGCTTAATGGCGGAGATTTTGAACAAAATGTAAGAATTTTAGCAAAAGAAAATAAATTATTAAAAGAGAAAGGAGTGGTAATAAATGCCGAAACAACTAAAATTTTGGAATCTAGTGAAGAATGAGGAAGAAAAAACGGCGGAACTTATACTTTATGGGAGCATAGGAAGTGATGAGTATTGGGATGATATATCCGACAAGGTATTTAAACAAGATATAGAAAACCTTGGAGATGTGGAAAATATTACTTTACACATAAATAGTCCAGGCGGAAGTGTATTTAGCGCTGTAGCAATAGCGAATACTCTTAAAAATCATAAGGCTAAAATAACAGCAAATATAGATGGATTGGCAGCAAGTGCCGCAACTATCATAACAAGTGCTTGTGATACTGTAAGAATGCCTAAAAATGCTTTATTTATGATTCACAATCCAATTACTTTTGCTTATGGGAATAATCAAGAAATGCAGAAAACTGTTGAAATGCTTGATAAGGTTAAAAACAGTATTATTGAAACATATTTGAGCAAAACAAAAGCAGACAAGAAAACTTTATCTGAATTAATGGATAATGAAACTTGGATGGATGCAGAAACAGCTAAGGAATATGGATTTATTGATGAAATTGTGGATGAAGAAGTAGGGAAAGAATTTGTAGAAAATAAATTAATTATAAATAACATGGCTTTTGATATTTCAAAATTTAAAAATTTTAGAAAAGCAAAAGATACAGTTATTGATAATAAAAAAAATACTAAGGAGGTAAAGATGACTTTAGAGGAATTAAAAAACCAATTTCCTGATTTGTATGATTATGTATTAAATGAGGGAAAAAAGATTGGAAAAGAGGAAGAAAAGGAAAGATTGAAAGCTATTGATGATATAGGGGTCAATAATTATTCTGACTTAATAGAAAATGCAAAATATGTAAATCCTATCTCAGCTAGTGAGTTGGCTATTAATATTTTGAAAAAGCAAAAAGAAGAAAAAGCTCAAAAGTTGCAAAATATTAAAAACGAAAGCCAAGATAATTTTATACCACCAGTTGCGAATGATGGAACAACATCTGGCAAAAAAGAAGAAAAACAGTTTATGGGAATTGACATTATGAATATTTTTTCTAGAATGAATAAAAAAACAGAGGAGGGAAAATAATGGATTTTATAACAAAAGGCAACGAATATGCCAGCGAACAATTTTTAAGCGGAACAGGACACAGATATATGGAATTTGAAGTGCCACAAGGTAAAAGTGTAAAAAGAGGTGATGCTGTAAATGCAACTGCTGAACTTTCAGACGGAACCGATTTATTTGGAATAGTTATGGAGGATGCAGATGGGACAATTGTAAAAACTAAAACAACTGTAGCTATTTCAGGAGAATTTATATTTGAAGGGCTGAAAGTGAAAGCAGGAACACAGAAAGCAGGCTTTACAAAGGCAGCTAGAGATAAAGGGATTGTGATAAAAGGATTAGGAGGTAAGGAATAATGCCAGCAGTAATAGAATTTATTGGGTTGTATGATCAGAATGTGATTAGACCAAAATCATTTATAAAGGACAGTTATTTTAAAAATAGGAAAACATCAGAAAACCAAAAAATGGAAATAGAATTTAGAAAAGGAAGACAGCTTGTAGCTCCTTATGTATCTGAATTTATTCCAGGAACAGAAATGAAAAAAAACACTTACGAAAGTAAATTTTTTCAAGCTCCAAAAGTAGCACCAAAAAGAACTTTTTCAGCTTTTGAGTTATTTTTTAATAAAACGGCAGGGGAAACAATATATGGTGGAAAAAGTCCTGAAGAAAGAAAAGCGGACTTGCTTGCCGAATCGTTTGCAGAATTTGAGGAACAAATTACAAGACGTGAAGAAATTATGTGTACCGAAGCCTTGTTTAATGGAAAAGTTGTTGTGAAAGGTGAAGGAATAGAAGGGGAAATAAAATTTGGGTCAGTTGAAGAAATTACTCCTGCTACTTTATGGACACAGCCTAATGCTGATATAATCGGAGATTTACAGGCGGCTATAACAAAAATTGGGGAAACTACAGGATTAAGACCTGAAATGATTTTAATGGATCCTGTGGCTGCAAAATTATTTGTAGAAAATGAAAAGATTCAGAAATTACTGGATATTAGAAATTACCATGCAGGAGAAATCAATCCTAGAGAAATTGCAGGTGGAGCAATCTATATAGGAACTTTAGCACCGTTTGGACTTCCAATTTATTCTTACCAGTCGCAACATTCTGTATTGAATGCTGATGGAAAAACTTATACAACAAAAAATATTATTCCAGAAGGTAAAGTGTTATTAGCACCAAGCAACAATACGATTATTTATGGACCGGCGGCGGATGTTGAACAAGGAATAATTGTTGCAGAACGTTCAGTATTTACTGATAAGGATTCAAAATCAAATACTATAGAAATTAGAACTGAATCAAGACCTTTGCCAGTTGTATACGATATTGAAGCTATAAAAATATTGAAAGTTAAATAGGAGGTTGTGATGAAGTATAAAGCATTAAAGCCTTTGATTTATAGCGGGGTTAGTTATGAAACAGGGGCAGAAGTGGATATTTTAGAAAAATCAGTTGTAAAAAGCTGTATTGAAAGAGAATTGATTGAAGAAATAAAGGATACTACTGAAAAAGCGGTATCCGAAAATTTAATCGAAGAAAATAATCAAGATACCGAAAAAACTGATAAAGAAAACAAAAAGAATAAAAATAAATAGGTGATAATCTATGAATTTTAAAGAAATGGTTGCTAATGATATTGGAAATATATTTTTGAATATTGATGAATTTGGTACAACGCATACTTTTAATGGACGTGAAATTAAATGTATGATTGACGAAGAGAAATTTCAGAATAAGCAGAAAAATGGGCTTATTACACAGGAAGAAGGAACTTTTCAGGAAGGATTTACAGTCTTTGTTGGAGAAAAGGATTTAAAAATTAAGCCACATCCTGGGGAAATGATGACGTTGGACGGTGAAACTTATGAAGTTGTGCTAAGTAAATTTGATATGGGGATGCATGAGATAGATTTGGTGAAATATGAGGAGGTCTAAATGCTTGATGTAAAATTAGATCCGCATCAACTGGAAAAAGTAGAAAGTGCATTGAGTCAATTTCCTGATAAATTTCCAAAAGCTGTGGCATTTGCAGTAAATCGTTCTCTTGCAATGACGAAAACGGAGCAAATGAGAAGAACTACTGCAATGTATACTGTTGCAAGAGGAAAATTGGCAGAATCAATAAACGTATTTAATGCCAGTCCAGGAAACTTGGTTGGAAAAATAAATTCAAAAGGGGGAATGATTGGGCTAGATCATTTCAAATTAAATCCAAAAACAAGAAGAAAAACAATGGTTTCGGCAGTAGTCAAAAAAGGAGAAGGTGGAGATTTACCAAATGCCTTTATCGCTTATTCTGACGGAAGATTGGGGGCATTTACAAGAGAAACAGGAAAATCTTTGCCAATAAAACGTAGAATGGGACCATCTGCCCCTCAAATGCTTGGAGAATTAAGTATCCTTGATTATTTACAGGGATTTATGGAAGAGAAATTTAATATAAGAATAGATCACGAACTTGGAAGGATATTGGAATAATGATTCATACAGAAAAGAAGATTTATGAGTTTCTTAAAAAAATAATGAAAGAAAAAGGGTTTAATGTTTATAGAGGTTTCTTGCCTTCAAACAGTTTTGAGGACAGGGAGAATGGGAAAAAGACGAATGATTATTTTCCATTTGTTATTTTAAGAGCATTAGAGTTTAGACAGGATAGAGCTGGAGTTGGATATTATAACGCTTTTTCTGATTTTGAAATTTGGGTTGGGACGAAAGAGGAAAAAGAAGAGGATTATCTGAAAAATTTAGAAATGGCTAGATACATAGCTGGAAAACTTCTTGAAGAAACAACAAGGGTTAAAAATAATATTGGGAATGCAGAGTTTGTATTGGAACAGAATAAAGAAATCAAGGTTGCTTTTTATAGTGATCAGGCTAATCCATATTTTTATTCTAGGATAAAATTTACAGCTTATGCAGAGCCTATTGTGTCGGAATATACAAATTTATAGGAGGAAAAATGGAAACAGAAACAAGATATGTTTATATAGGCAAGAATATTGATTTGCCTGATGTGAGACTTAACAAGAGCGGGATATATTTTGGAGAAAAAATTGAAGAAATAAGAAAAAAATATCCTTTGCTTGAAAAATTGCTTATTAAAGCAGATGATTTACCTTTTGCAGAAAAGAATGAAATCTTGCTTGAGCAACTAACAGATGAACTTTTAGAAAGTGTGAAAGGAGAAAACGATGGCGTATAAACACGGAACGTATCAGACGGAAGCAGCAAGCGATATAAATTTGCCTGTTACACTTGATTACGGGCATTTTATCGTAGGAATGGCACCAATTCATAAAGTTAAAAAAGAAAAAAGGAAAACTAATGAAGTTGTGAGAATTGGAACGCTAAGAGAAGCTATTGAATACTTTGGAGATACTTATGATTTAGACTTCAGTATCTCTCAGGCAGTAAAAGTATTTTTTGAGCTTTATGCAGTAGCACCTTTATTTGTTGTAAATATTTTGGATTTAGATAAACATAAGTCTGATAACAAAAAAACAGCACAAGGACTGGAAATAAAAAATGGGAAAGTTCTTGTTAAAAATCACAAAATAATAACAGATACCCTTGTTGTAAAAGATAATTCAACGAGTTCAGAAATATCGGATGCAAGATATTTATGGACAGATGAAGGGCTGGAAATTTATGCAACAGCACCAAATAATAATAAAATTGACATCGAATATTACGAAGTGGATCTGACAAAAGTTAGAAAAGAAGAAGCAATTGGTGGATATAACATTAACACAATGCAAAGAACTGGGCTTGATTTGGTTGATGAAGTGTATTTAAAATTTTCGGAACTTCCAGCGTTTCTTGATGTTCCAGATTTTTCAAACGACAGTGCAGTAGCGGCTGTAATGGCGACAAAAGCTAAAAATATAAATTCGGGAATGTTTGAGGCAGTAGCCTTGATAAATGCACCTGCGGACAAAAGATATGATGAAATTGTATCTTGGAAAGATAGTAAAAATATATTGTCAGAAGATCAGGTAATTTTATACGGTTACCCAAAACTATCAGGAAATATTTATTTTCACTCTATCCACTATGGAGCATTATCATTAAAAGTAGATTCAGAAAATGACAATATTCCATCACAAGCACCTTCAAACCATGCTTATAAAATAGATGCCTTAGCATATAAAAATTCAAGTGGAAATTTTGAAGAAATAATGCTAGATAAGGAACAACAAGCGAACTTTTTGAATAAAAATGGAGCTGTAACGGCAATAAACTTTAAGGGTTGGCGTTGCTGGGGAACAGAAACAGCCAAGAATCCTCTAGCAACAGATCCCAAAGACAAGTTTGGTTATACTCGTAGAATGTTCAAATATATAGGAAATGAGCTGGTAATAAGTTATTTTAACAGCATAGATAAAAGATTCTCGCTTAAATTGGCTGAAACTATTACAAAATCTATGAATATAAGATTAAACGGACTTGTTGCGGCTAATCATTTCCTTGCTGCAGAGGCTGTATTATCAGAAGAAGATAATAATTTAACAAATGTAATAAATGGAGATGTTACTTGGATTATAAAACTTGGAATTGCTCCAGGATTAAAATCTATGACATTTAAGAAAAAATATGATGTGGATGCTTTACAGGCGTTTGCGAATAATTTAGGAAGTTAGGAGGTTGAAAAATGGGAAAAGCAAATATACCAGTAGCATTAAATGATATTGAAATATTTATTAATGGTCAAAATAATCTGGTAGGAATTGGTGAAGTGGAGCTGCCTAATTTGGAAACAGCAACTGTAAGTTTAAATCAAATTGGAATGGTTTCAGAATACGATGCTGTGCTTACAGGGCACTATAAAAAACTGGAAGCAAAAATAAAAATGGAATGTATAGATGAGACTCTTTTGAATTTTAATAACGAAGGAGAGTTAATGATTGAGTGTAAAGGTGTAATCCAAAAGATGAACAGAATAACACATGCACCAACTTATATAGGTTTAGATGTAACTTTTAAAGGAATGCTTAAAAAGTTTGATGGACCAAAATTAAAACCAGGAAACAAACTTGAAGCATCACTTGATTTATCATTAAGTTATTATAAAGTGATGATAGATGGTAAAGAAATAGCACTTCTTGATGTATTTAATAGAATTAGTAATATAAATGGAGAAACTAATGGAAAAATCAGAAGACTGTTAGGATTGATGTAAAAATTTAGGAGGATATAAAATGGCAGAAGTAATTAAATTAAGAAGAGAATATAAATTTGGAGCAAAAAATGTTAAGGAGATTGTATTAGATTTAGAAGAGTTATCAGGGCAAGATTTAGTTTTTGCAGAGAAAGAATATAAGGCAAGAAATAAAGGGGCAACAGTAAAGGAGCTTGAAGATGGCTGGGCTTTAACAGTTGCATCGAAAGCTAGTGGAATTAAATATGGCGATTTGCTTGGGCTAAAAGGAACTGATTATATAAAAGTTTTGAATAAAACTAAGGGTTTTTTGAACGCAGGCTTGGGTTCAGCAGACGATACAGAGAATTTCGTGATAGAGGAAACGGAAGTACAAGAGGAAGAAATGAAGAAAGAAGACCAGAAATAATACAGCTGCTTGATACAGTAACTGATATTCTTGAAGCATTGAATTTTTCAAATGAATATAAAAGCAGTTTAAATATGAGCTATGAGACACTAATGTCTTGTAGCTTGTATGAACTGGAATATTGGCAGACGAGAGCAGAGGAATTGATACAGGAAGCAGAAATGAGGTATGAGGAAAGCAAGGAATAAAAAATGGAGGCTATTTGCCTCCAAAAATACAAACTGCTGATATTATAACAGTAATTATCATTGCTATTATGATGAAAATACCAAATGTTCCTAGAGAAAGACACAAAAGTATCATAAAAAATAGGAATATTCCCCAAAATAAGATTGGAAAAATATTTAAAAATAATGCAGGAAGAGTTCCCAAAAATGCAAAAATTATATAAAGAATATTATCTTTTTTATTATTTTTCATAAAATCACCTAATTTAAAATTTATTTTCATTAGGATTATATATTGAAAAGTGTAAAAAAGCAACAGGAAAGGAGGAATTTATGGCTAAAAATATGGAACTGAATATAGTTATGAGTGCGGCTGTAGCAGGAGCATTGACTGGAATGGCACAGGTTGCAAATGCTATGAAAAATACAGCAAAAAGTGCAGAGGAATTAGGAAAAAAGGCTAAGGAACTGGAAAAGGCTCAAAGAGCTTTGGAAAAAGTCGAAAAATTAAAAAGTGCTTATGTAAATGTAAGTAAGGAGTATCTTAATGCTGCAAGAAAACTTCACGAACTTAAAGAAGCATACAACAAGACAGGACAAAGTAATACTGAACTTGCTAAAAAAATAAAAGAGCAAGAAAAAGTTGTAAACAGTTTAAACAAACAAAAAGAACGTCAAAAACATGTGTTTGAAGCCGCAAGAAGTGCTATTGAGGGCGAGAATCAAAGTTTGGGAAGTTATAAATCTCAATTAACCAAAGTAAATTCTGAACTTGAAAAGATGAATAAACTGAAAGAAGCCCAAAAAAGATACCAAGCTCGGCAGGAAAATATTGGGAAAGTTAAAGAATTTGGTGACAGAACTTTTAATAGAGGTGTGGCAACGGCTGGAGCTTTGGCAGTACCTATGAAAGTTTATATGGATGTCGAGGAAAGTCAGGCGGATTTGCGAAAAATGTTAGGTGATGAAGCAAAAAAATATTATGCAGAATTAAGAAGGATTTCGGATAAGTCCCCTTTAAGTCAACCTGAAGTTTTTGAAATCGCTGGATCGTTAGCACAATCAGGGATTAAGGGAGAAGAAATTGTTGAATATACAGAAAAAGCAAATAAATTAAAGGTTGCATTCGATATGTCTACACAGGCTTCAGGAGAATTTTTGGCTAAAACAAAAGAGCAATTAGGACTTTCAAAGGAGCAAGTA